TTGGAGTTAATGCCGATAAATTTACTAAATGCCGTATAACTTCATTCAACAACTCAATTACGCAAACGATAGGTTTAACAGGGGGATATTTTGAAACCGTATTAAAAACAGTTTCGGATGTCAATCAAGAATTAACCTTTACTTTTTACGCAACAGCAAGTGACGGGGCTACGGTAGATACTTCAATAAAAATTTATGCCTATGTTATAGATTTAATTCATAGTATAGAATAGAAAGGAAGTGTAAAAAATGGCAAATCATTTACACTGGTACACTGGTGGCACTATAGGAGCAGCGGACGGTGAAGAAGTCGACATAAGCAGTCCTTTTAGTTTAGGCACTGTAAATACATTTACAGATATCATCTCGTACCCAACCTCAACAGTAGGTGTTGCGAATTTTTGCCCTTTAATCGGATTCCCGTTATATTTAAGAACAGAGGCAGGCTTTGAAATATCTAGCGGAACATTAACAGCGGGGTATCAGTCCAGTACGATTATTATATCCGCGATAGGAACACAGCAAAGCCAAGTTAGACCAGTATTGTTTCAAGATAAAACAGCACTCTTGCAGGCTTTAGACGGAAGTAATATATACGCTGCGATATCGCCAAACAATCCTCTTGCTATAAATTCTACAAATAAAATAACCTCTGTAAATAAAAGAATGAATAAGAAGTCACAAAAAAACTCTAAAACACAAGAAACCAGTTATTTTAGAAAAAGTTAGGGGGTGTAAACATGGCAGAAGTTGTTGAATTAAAAGCGTTTGTTACTGCAAGCCCAAACGAAGCAGATTTTTCGTCAGCAGCGACTAAAAGAGAATGGGAAGCATATCCGACTATTAAAGGTTATGTTACGTCTAAATCTGATGAAAGCAGCTATATCAAAGGCGAAACAATGCGCGTTGTGGGAGTTAACTTACAATCTATAACGCAGATATACACGTTTGAACCACTTACAGGCTCAATAGATATTGATAATACGTATCAGATTGAAGTTAAAGCTAAAGATAAACCGAAACCGCCAAAGCCGCCCAATATCCAAGAACCTATTTACGTCACAGGTAAATATAGAATTGAAATGAACCCGTATTTTACGCCCGGCGATATAGGGCGTACGCTATACCTTAATGACAAGTGGGATATATTTAGTGACGCAAGCGGACAGATAGCGTTAGTATCCGGCGCATATGCTATAGCACAGAATGCGGCGAACGCAGTCAGGCTGTTTAAAAACGACGCTTATTTAGCACAAACGCGCGGGATTCCACATTTTGAAATCGAGCTGGGCAAAGCCCCGGCGATTGCCGCCCCTATCCTGCGAACTCGCATACGTGAAACCGTTCTGAATGTAAACGGAGTAACAGGCGCAGAAGTTGACTTAACATTTGATGAAAGCGGGCGTGTCATGGGCGGTGAAGTGCAAGCGACAGTACTGGAAAGCGAAAACGTTCAAATTGACTTTTAAGGAGCGAAAACATGACTTACATTTTTTATCTAATATTAGATATCCTATTTACATTGATATGCTATGTAACTAATCCAGTTGTAATATTATTCTCAAACGAACACGGAGAACTTCCATACTCTCTGCGCTGGTGGCAGACTTACGATAATTGTATCGACATACCGCATACGATTAACAGCGGCGTTCCAAAGCTGTTTAGATATGACTTTGACAAGCATTATAAATACACCCCTGAATTCAAAAATAAATACGCCATGAAGCCGGGATACGTAGAGATATTAGACCCGAATTTTACCGTATGGGAAAAAATTCAGCGTTATTTTTGCCGTAACGTTTGGCTTTATAGAAACACTGCTTATGGCTTTTCTTATGAAGTTTGCGGACGTTACGTATTCGCCGATAAGGTAAAAACATACGTTGACTATAACTATGCTGAAAACGACAAATGCTATATCGCTGTCGTTAACGATAATCGAATATTTTTAAATAAAACATGGAGCATATTTTACACAAAAAAATATTGCAAATGGTTTTATCTGCGAATTTATTTAGGCTGGAAATTCAAGGGGACTGCGGGGCAATCTATGATCGCTTTTCATATCAATCCATTTAGATTAAACGATTAAGGGGGATTAACAATGATAACATTCAACCCGGATACGGGGCTTATATCAAGCGGAACGGCGGCGATACGGGCTAACCTTGTAACTCAATGGCAAAAAGCATTCGCGACAGACCCCGATAAGCCATTGCTTGACACAGCCCCCGAAACACCAGCGGGGCAGCTTATTGACGGACAGGCTGTATTGATTAACAGGAAAGATAGTGAGATTCTTTATCTTGCGAATATGTTCAATCCAAAAACCGCGCTTGGAATATGGCAGGACGCACTAGCAGGCATTTACTTCATTAAACGCCATATAGCCATAGCAACCCTTGTTACGGGCAACATCAAAGGCGCATACGGCACAGTTATACCCTATGGAGCTATAGTCCAAGACCAAAAGGGATACACATATACGAACGTCACAGTAACGACCATAGGAGAGGACGGAACAGCTACAGCTATTTTCCGCTGTAGCCAGCGTGGGGCGATTGAAATAGGCGTAGGGCAGCTTACGAAGATAGTTACCGTTGTTCCCGGCTGGGACAGCATAACAAATCTAGCCGCAGGCGTCACCGGACGAAACAGCGAAACGCAGGCAGAATTTGAGCAGCGCAGACGTGCCAGCGTAGCACAGAACGCCCACGGCATAGCGTCGGCGGTTGAGGGCGCACTAGCTAACCTTTCCGACGTAGTAGCCGTATCGGTTTTAGAAAACCGCGGTGACACGGACAAAGTGCTTTACGGCGTCACACTGCCCCCGCATAGCATTTACTGTAGCGTCTATGGCGGGAACATAGAGAGTATAGCCAAAACGATTCACGAAAAAATTGACGGCGGCTGTGGAATTTCGGGAAACACAAAAATCGCTTATGTAGATGAAAAAGGCAATGAATTCGTTTACTACATTGAGATACCGACAACAACAACATTCGCGCTGTCTGTAAAGATAAGGAAAACTTCGACGCTTCCGACCAATTACGAAGAACAAATTAAAAAAGTTGTTCTTCAAAACTTCAACGGCGAATTAAATAAATACGGACGCGCGAAAATGGCACAGACGATTTACGCAAGCCGCTTCTACGCCGATATAGTTGACGTCGGTGTAGATAACCTTGAAAATATTGAGATATCATACCCTAGCGGGTCAGAATGGACTGATAGCGTCGATATTCCAGCTAATCAGATACCAGTAATGAGCGAAAGCGATATTAATATTACCGTACTAGATTAAGGGGGCTTAAACATGGACTTTAGAGGGCAAGAAGATGTTCGAGAGTGCGACAATATACGTGTTGAACTACAACCGTATATCCAAAGTCAATACGGTAGCAGCACAACTATTTATCAGATTTTAGATGATTTTCGCGCGAATATCGACCCTAGTAAAGATATGCTAGTTTTTTATGATAACATATTTAATATAGCGACGGCTAATGGCGTCGGGCTTGATACATGGGGCGAAATCCTTGTTATTGGCAGAACGATAACAGACCCTATTAACGGGAAAAAATTCACGTTAGAAGATGATGAATACCGCTCACTGCTTTACTATAAAGCGTTAGCTAACATCACCGATGCAAGCCTTGCAACGCTTAACTATATGCTGAACAAGCTTTTCCCGGAGCTGGGCGGCGTTGTATTCAACGTTATCGACGAAAAGCAAAGAGAGGACGGGACGTTTTACAATAACAATCCCATGCACGTTCGCTTCGTATTCACAATGTATTTAACAGATGTTCAGCTTGCCATATTTAGGATAGGCGCGAATTTAATAGTAGGCGCAGGCGTAGGCTGGTCGCTGGTAATGATTGATACCGATAATACGTTTGGTTTTAACGGCAGCCTGCTTCAACCATTCAATAATGGCGTCTTTGACCCGTACCCCAATCTATAGAATAAAGAAAAAAGGAAGTGTTAAAATGGCTATACCAGTAGTTCAAGAACCATTGTATTTATTTGAAAGACCCTTTGCAAACGAAGGGACAAAAAACATCATTCCGGCAACGAATAACGAAACAACGGGATTAGCGTCACAGACGAACGGCTTCCCTGCTATAACGCAAGTCCCAATTAAGGCAGGAGGCATAGCCCCGACACGGGCGGACTTTAACGGTATTCTTTATATGTTA